AGGTAATGAAACCGCTACATCTTGATCTAAATTAGGATCTTGTGCTAATCTTACTAAAAACTTTTCTTTAGGACCGTATGCAATTGGTACTTTAAGAGTCTGAACTCTTTCATCGCTTGAGTTAAACCTCTGTACATAGATACCATTAAACATGTTGCCAAAAACAACAACATATTTTCTCATTGTTCCGTGATAAAACGTTCTACCAAACATAATTAGTACCTATCAATTTCTGAGAAAGGATTTGTCTCGCTAAAGTCAAGTATACCCTCTGATTCAATCTGGAAATATGTATTATTAGCTGACTTATCTGTTGTCTCAATTGTATACTCTTGTAGTAGTGAACCACCATCTTCAAGATTAACAACACCTGAACTATCTTCAAGAGTAAATTCATAACCAAGAGTATTAAGTGTGTATGTATCTTCAATAAGGTCAATCTCTGTATTACCAGTGTTAATACCTTCAGAGCTGTAATCAAACAATTCACAACGGACATCATATGTTTGTAGTCTACCAGTTTGATAGAATATTTGCTCGTGTTCTACAAATTTAATCTCAAACAACTTACCTACCATTGGAAAGTAAATTAAATCACCTTCTTGCGGTCTATTAATTGTATTAAGATAGTCGTCACCTTCTAACATAAATGAATCTGTATCTTGAGAACCGGTTAGATATTGTCTTGATGGTGTGGTTGTGCTACCATCTTCAAATATCATATTATAACCTACTTCAGTAAGAATCTTTGGTGATGTAATTGATTGATCAAAACGTTTACGAGCTACAGTAAATGTAACACTATCTCTAATTTCTAATCCGAAACGTGAAAGTAGATCACCTTCACCTTCGAAACCTTCAGTATTTTTAATATACATTTCAATATCGATACCTTCGTCAAACGTAGACAGAGTATCTTCACCGAATAAATTATCGGTATTTACTCTTGTACGTGGAAGATATTTTACATTATGACCGTAAATTTTAATTGCTTCGATTGTTAAATCTTCAACTAAATCTTGTTCGCGGCCATATGAAAAGTTATTAAAATACTTATTGGTAGCCATGATTAACCTATCATATCATGAACTGGAAGCGAGTAGCTCGAAATCATCTCATCTTCTAGTTTACGAATCTCCTCCATGGATTCCTCCCAGATTTTTTGACCGTTAAAAGTCAAACCACCTGGCATTTGCAATCCTTCAAATTTCTTAAGATTCTCACCCCATTGACGTTTAAACAAAGCTGTAGTATATCTTAATAACCAACGGTCTGAATACATATCTGAGTTTACATCTGGATCAATTACTTGATAAGAATCTAAAATAATATATGAATCAACAGGAATTTTTGCAGACCAATCAGTATCAATGTAAACTTTATTGGTATGTCTATTATAACGAATTGGTTGCTTTCCAACAAATGTTTCTTCAAGCATATTAATATGCGTCATTGCCATTTGATATGGAACAATAGATGATTGAAGAAGATCGTATAAATCGTTTAGGTGAATTTGGTAGCGAACATTAAATAAGTTATTTACTGAATATGTTCCACCCAAAGTAAAACAACCTGTAACCCCATAGATAGAGTCAGGTACAGTAATATAACCGTTTGCTATATCTGATGCTGTTGCTTGATGTTTATAAAATATTCTCTCTGTACCATCAAAATGATAATCGCGATAATACTCTATAGCTTCATCTATTCTATCTTCTAGCTGCTCATTGTCAGCATTAATATCGATGACAGGGGCACCGAGATTACGAAGACAGTATGCTTTTAATTCTTCACGTGTAGTTGGTAAGGCCATAGGAAACCCCTTAGTTGTTTACCTATATTTATAAGCGAACTAACTAAGGGGTTGAGTTTAAGCTGCTGTATAAGCAGTATTAAAACTCGTTTCAATATCAAAAGATTCTATATCTGAAAATGTAGTTAAAGCATCAATGCTCTCAGAAACGCTTTTCTCTGCTAGAATACATTTTCTTATATGTTCAGCAATGCTTGTTACTATAACTTCATATTCTGCAAGATTTTTAGTTGACCAATTACCGTCTGTAGATTTAAACGCTGTATTTGCTATTAAATTTTCTTTTAGTGCAACATATGTATTAAAAAAAACAGGTACGTGTTGTCTAATAGTTGAAACTTCTTCATCACCAACAGTTATTCCACTAACTTCTTTTAAGAATCTAGTTTTCGAAACCTCGGTTTTTAAATATAGTTTATAGCTTGCAAGCTCTGATGTAAGAGTATCTGTATCTTTATTTTGCTCTACCCATACAGCGGATACAACATCTTCTTCTGAACTATAACTGTGATCACCAGCAATAACCTCTTTCCAAGGTTTTGTAGGCACTGGACGTTCATAATTATTAAAATATCTATATCCATATTTTCTTAATACAGTATTAGTAACTTCATTCTCTGCTGTATCAACAAAATTTACTGTTTTAAAATTACTTACTGTAGTTGGATTTCCTACAGGTGAACCATTATCTACCTTAATTACGTAATTAGACATGTTGATTCTCCCCTTCATGTTTTATCTCTTCAACAAGCAATATACTAAAATCTTCTGGTTTCCACACACCTTTTGCTGCTCGTCCTAAAAGATCTACAGCGACACTTCTAGCTTGCTCTTCATTTATAGCTTTCACGTCATGAATACGCCCTTTTTCTCTATTTGGTGTGCGATATGTTAAAATATAATTTTTCATAGAAACCTCTTAAACAGCACAACAAGGGTACGTTCTACCAGTTCCAAATACAACGCGCACGCCGCCGCTTTGACCAGCCCCTCCGGAGCCCCAGAAACCACCAGCGCCGCCACCGCCACCGAAAGCTTGTCCATTACCAATGTTAGTGCTACCGCTACCGCCTGCACCACCCGGGCCCGGATCACCTGTACCTCCTGCACCGCCAGTACCATTTGCACCTTTTCCGAATATACCAGTGCCACCGCCATTACCACCTCTGCCTGAATAGCTGCCTTGCCCGGGGTTGCCACCACCGCCGCCGCCACCAGCGCCTTGTGAACCAGGATTTCCCGCGCCGCCGCTTGTACCGCTGGTGCCGCCATTTCCGTCATATCCGCCTGCGCCACCGCCACCTGAGCCACCGCCACCTGGTGAATTTCCACCGCTTCCACCACCAGTACCACCTGTTGCTGTGCCGCCGTTGGTGCTGTTTCCACCGGTTGCTAACATAGTTCCAGTACTAACAAAATAGCTGGACCCACCGTCTGTTCGACCAGTATCTCCTTGAGTACCTCCAGATCCACCTGTACCAACTACAACTGTGTAAGATGATGCAGGGGTAACAGAAATACTATTTTTATATGAAAGAGCACCGCCGCCCATGCCAGCGCCTTGGCTAGAGCAGTAAGTTCCACCGCCACCACCAGCTCCACCACCAATAACAGCAGCAGATACTGACGTTACTCCAAGCGGCGCTTCCCACGAAAACGATCCAGCTGTAGCATATAAATCAGCACCTGAAAAAACAGCTACTGTAGTAAATTGTGCAGCGTTAGAATATTGACCATATCCAAATGTATTTGATGCATGACGAACTCTTACATAATATGTTCTACTGGGCTCCATAACCCCGCGAGAGAGAGTAAGTGATGTTTTATTAGTTGTATTGGCCAAATTTTCAAAATGTACATTAGCAAATGTAGGTGACTTAGATATCTGCCAATCTGAATATACATGTGTTTGCGGAATCCCTGCTGGATCCATAGCAAACGCGGCTGTTGTAATAGTAGGTTGAATATTTACATCTGTGTTTGATGGAAAACCACCTGATGTAATTACAGCTTTAGCTGGTGCAACAAACTTTGGATTAGTAGTAAATTGTGATGTTGGACCATAACTAGAGTATGTATTTTCATTATCAAAATGACGTGCTCTTAAATAATATGTTGTACCTGTACTCAAATTTGCTCTATGGTCAAATACTAAATTGTTACCGGTAAAACTAGATTGTGTATTACTAAAAAGCACTGGTGGAGTAAAATCAGAATCAGTAGCTATTTGAATCTGCATACCACCTTGTGGCACACCTAAGATATTTTTATATTGAGTTGACTGTAAACCAATAGTAGCTACTCCAAAACCTACATTAGCTGCGTTATTAGCTGGTGAGGTTATATTAGGAGCAACTATAATTTGTCCAATATCACCGATATTTTCTAGACCTCTTTGGTCATTAATTACTGTTACACCATTAATTTTTATCGCCATCTTCGTCTCCTGACTATTAGCTATTCAATTTATCTATTTTAGTATTTAGCTCTTTGATTGCTTGAATTAATACACCTATAATACCGTTATAATTTACAGATTTATGTTCATCTAGTTGTGTAACTAGTTGAGGTAATATTTTTTCTACATCTTGTGCAGTTACACCAATAGAACTTCTTTCTTGATTTTTCCAATCGAATGTATAACCGGTTAGATTGGATACTAATTCAATTGCATTATCAATTGGAGATAAATTTTCTTTTAAAGTTATATCTGATGTAGCATTAAAATCTGTAGCATTACACTGACCAGTTGATGGATTAAATGTAAAACCGGTATTCACAAAAGTGTTTGCTTGAGGACCGCTTAGCTGATTAGTGAATGTAACGTTATATGCAGTTGAATCTGATTTAATAAGCACAGTAGATCCTGTACCTGTTAATGCAGACCCATCTCCAGAAAATGTACCGGTAAAATTGTTTGCGTTAATTGTAGGTGCTGTTATAGTACCGTTTGCTGCAATTTGGTTTGCTTTCACTACATCTATATGTACATTAGCAAGTTCAAATGTTGCATCAAGAATATTAATATTTGTATTTGGTTCATTACTAGCTGTTGTGTCTAAACGTCCGAATACATAAAATTCTTTTGTTCCCGAATCTCTGAAAAAACCAGCATGAGAGTTCGCACCAGTAAGATTGTAATGTCCAAAAAAGCCAATATCTAAGGTATCTGCAAATTCATTATTAGCAGCCAGATGCAGTAATCCATCTGTTGTTTCAAGTATTGTAGTATTAACAAATGTTGTATTACCAGTAAAATTAACATCGCCGGAAACGTCTAAAGAATTTGCTGTAATTTTTGCAGCTGTTACTAATCCTTTAAAATCCGTTGCATTATTAAAAGTGTTTAATGAGCCAGTAAAAACGTTATTAGATGTTAGAAAAGTCCCATTTTCCAACATTTGATTGGTAGTAATTCTCCAACTATTAAATGTGTCGCTGGTTTCAACGTTTGCAATAGGCTGACCTGATACATATAATGCCATAGTTTAATCCTGTACTTTTATCTATATTTATTTATTCAATATTTTAACAAGTATATCTCTAATTTCAGCAATTTCTTGCTTTAAACAATAGACATCATTACTTAAATTATCAATCTGCCTTTTTTGATTTAATCGAGACAGTTTTTGCTTTTTATAAGCGTCTAAACCAGAGCTATCTATATTAAGAATAGCTCTGCTATTCATGTCTCTTACATATCCCGGCTCATCTTTTACTTTTGTTACATTCATAGTTATACCTGTAGCGCTATAGCCATTAAATCTTTTACTCTTGGCACCACAGCATCTGACTCAGATGTTAATACAACTTTAATAGCCATATATTTAAAACCAGTGAATGTAATACCTTGACTGTTTGTATACTGCACTTCATTCAATGAACCGGTAAGATTTGCTGTTGGTATACTAAAATCAAATACTTTAAAGTCTTCTTCA